GCGCAGGATGATCTTGCGTTACCTTTTCTGAAAGTCTTAGGACAATTATCACCAGAAATTAATAAACAAAACGCTAAGTTTATTAATGGAGCAGAACCTGGAATGATTGTAAACAGTGTAACCAAAGAACTCTATGATGGAGCTAAAGGTATTAATGTTATACCGGTCCATTACGAGAGACAATATGTCGAATGGCAAGACAGAGGCCAATCTGGAAATGCTCCTGTAGCGATCCATAAAGCAGATAGTGATATTTTGAGTACAACAACTCGAGATAAATCTTGGAAGGATAGATTACCTAATGGTAATTATCTGGAAAACACTGCGAATCACTTTGTGATTCTTTTGGATAAAACTCCATCAACAGCATTGATATCTATGAAGGCTACTCAATTAAAGATTAGTCGTAAATGGAATTCATTGATGATGGGTCTTAAGCTGCAAGGTAAAAACGGCTTATTCACACCGCCAACATATAGCCACATTTATAATCTAAAAACTGTTCAAATGTCTAATGACAAAGGAACATGGTTTGGATGGGATGTATCTAAAGTTGGTCCAATTACAGATCAAGATGTTTATAAAATTGCTAAGAACTTTGCGGAAAAAAGTAACAAAGGTTTAGTAAAAGTTAAACACGGATCCGACGAAGAGCAAAAACAAAACTCTTTTAATCTATAAGATTCCTCGGGGATTGGGCGGTAGCGGGAGACTTAAGCCGCCCATTTTTAATAAAGATAGAACATGAATAAAGGACCTATAAATTATAGAGATTGGTTAGATTTGGGAAGGGTAATTATACCTTGTTATAAGGGTATCCCTAAAAAAGGAATTGTAAAATATACCAATGAAAATTTTAAAATAGAGAAAGATATATGGAACAGGGATCACGAAACAGCAGAAATAGCTTTAAGACTTGATCACGATGTTGATTTAGACATTGATAATGACTTAGTAAAAAATTTTATAAACTACTACGTTAGCGACTGTGGTGCAATTTTTGGAAGAGAGGGTAACCCCTCTAGTCATTATTTTTGGTCCAACAAAAATAAAATTCCATTTAAACAATTTAGTTTACCAGATGAATTTGAAAAAGATTTCAAAAACTTTGTCCATGGTGCAATGATATGTGAATTAAGAACAGGAAGAGGAAGATATACAATAGTCCCAGAATCTTTACATAGTAAAGTAAAAACAAATGTTAGATGGGAAAAATATCAAGAGATAAGAGAGTACGGAGGTAATTTGTCTTTAGACGTTGGTAAAGTAGCATTATCAGCTGCTTTAACAATCATATATCCGGGCCAAGGAAAAAGAGATGAATACTGTACTGCGATCGCAGGAATACTATTAAAAAATTCAGATTGGACAGAAGAACAAATAGATTTGTTTGTTTCTAGAATTGCAGAGGCAGCCAATGATGATGTCAAAGAAAGATCAAAGAAGGGAACTACGACTTCTAAAACAGATAGAAAATTTGGTGTAAATAAAATTTCAGAGTTAACAGGATATAGTCATAGAAGCATACAAGGTTTGTTTAATTGGATTGGAATATTTCAAGAAATGACAAATCAAATTTCAAACGACATGATTGAGAAGATTGTGGAGTATGGAGCAGACAGATATTATGTATATTTAAATGTTCCAGAAAAAGACCAGATATTTAAAAGAAGAATAATAGTTAATGGAGCAACCCTTATGAACCAAAAACTATTTTACGAAGCAGCGATGAGTCAAGCACGTGCGTGGCTTCCAAGACAAAAAGCAACAGACTTTGAGAAAATGATGGTTGCTAAATTTAACGCGAGAGAGAAATCAAAAGATTATGTGAAAGAGGCAGAAGAGGATTCTAAATTTAAGAGAATGTTTTTAGATTATTTAGACACGAAAGGCGTTTATACAGATAAAGAACAGCTTTTTATACATAAGCTTCCCTACTACAATGAAAAAAACATAACTATTGAGTTTGATTTAAATAATTTTGAAAAAGAATTAGCAAAAAATAGAGTCAACATGGCAAGAGTTGATCTCGTCATTAAAGTGCAAAATATATTACAAGCAAAGAACTATCATGGAAAATACAAAGAAAAATCTTGTGCTTCTTGGAAAATACAAGGAGATAAAATTGATAACAAAAAAATAATATGGGAAGGGGAATCCGTAGTTATAGGAGATGAAGCAGGAGGAGAAGAAGATGAACAGTGAAAAAGAACCAGAGTTTGTACCAGGACCCCCAGGAACGGGTAAGACTCATCGGTGGTTGAAAAATAAATACACTGGATTTTTACAAGAATCTACGTGGGATAGAATAGTTGTTTTATCTCATACAAATACTGCAGCAAAAGAAATTATAAAAGCTGTTAACAATTTACCAGAATTAAAAAATGTACCTGATACAAAATTGGAAGACCAGATTTGTACTATACATTCCTATTTTAAAGGAGAGTATAGAAAAATGGGAAAGTATGAAAAAGAACATCATAAAAAGTTTTGTAGTGAAAATACAGAAATGAAATTTTGGAATAAATCTAAAGCATGGGATAAACATCCTCTTTATGAATTTAGTTCTCACGCACATGGAAAAGGATTAACTTTTGATGCTTATTGGGCAGTATGTGATTCGCATCGATATGAACCTTATAATTTGCATACTTTAAAAAAATTGAAAATTAAATATGATAAGTTTAGAGATGATCATAAAAAATTATCTTTTGAAGATATGATAGATAATTTTATTTTATATGCAGAAACTCCAACTGATATAGATATTTTAATAGTAGATGAAGCTCAAGATTGTAGTAAACCTCAAATAAAAGCTTTAAAAAAAGCGGCTACATTTGCAAAAAGATTTATTTTTGTAGGTGATGCAGATCAAACTATTCATGAATATGCTGGATCAGACCCAAATTATTTTTATAAATTAGCAAGCACAAAAGAGTCAAAGGCCAATGAACTTACTGAAGGTTTAAGATGTGGTAGGACTATAAATCAAATATGTAAAAAAATAATATTACCTGTCTGGAAAAAATGGGGCATTTATTCAGAAAGAGTCTGGACTCCAGCAAAAGAAAATTCTAAAGAAATAATAGGAAAGTCATATTGGATTCCCAGTTTAAGTCAATCATGTATAGCAAACGATATTTTAATTGAGAAAATATTAAACACGGATGAAACTTTTTTATTCACTTACAGAGGTAATCCCACACATAAGCACATTAAGGAGTATTTTGAAAAAAAGGGTATTGACTATAAACTTGTATCCAATGACCATCCTCACGTCAGCAGAAAACATTTTAGGTGTTTTAAAACGTGGCAAAATTTTAAAAATGACAAAGTTTCAAGAAGACAAATAATGGACTATTGGCCTCTAATGGGTAAATCAGTGAAAGTTTATGGTAAAGGTTCTATTGATCACATCAAATCTTTAATAGATAAGGAATACAACATTAATGAATTAATAGAAATGCAACTTATATTGCCAGAGGCTAAAAACTTTCAAAGTTTTTCAGAAATTGTAATCAACAAAGATTTAATTCCTAAAATACCTTTTATTAAAAAAGTTTTGGCTAATGGAATGGACACGGACAAAATACCTAGAGTTCAATATGACACAATTCACAAAGTTAAAGGTTTAACTTTTGATAATGTGATAGTTGATTTATCAGTTTATCATACAGAACGCGGAGATGAACCAATAAGATTAGCTTACACTGCTTATAGCAGAGGTAGGAAGGATTGTTGGAGCATAGGTACTTCATCTCCCCAAAAACTATCTTTAGCTGGAATACAAAATAACCGAAGATATTATTTAGACTAATATATGAGTGAACTAGACTTTTTTAAATTTATTCAAATTATGGAAAAAGAAGTGTATGGGATTACACCGTTTTTTGAAGAACCAATAAACAATGATAGGAGAGAAGATGAGTGCATATGATAAACAAGTAGGAGGATCTCACTACAAGAAAATGAAGATTCAACCAAGCAAGTTTGTAATTGAGAACGAGTTGCTTTTTCCGGAAGGTAATGTTATTAAATATATCTGTAGACACAGATACAAAAACGGAAAGGAAGATTTAGAAAAAGCTGTTCACTTTATTGAAATGATAATAGAAAGAGACTATCCAACAATACCAATGACAGAAGAAGAGGAATACCGCAACGCTGGTATTACTAAGGAAGAAG